TTTGTATTATACCTAGCTCTTCAGCCTCGTTGAATAAAGTCTTATTTTTAACCTGTTTTGTAGGTAAGTGCTGGTGTAAGTTACCGACTACTTTATTTGCAAGTACATCTAAATAGCTCTTTAGCTTATCTTCAAATTGAGCCTCTATTCTATCAACAAACTCTAATTGTTTAGCCTGAAAGTCTTGTATGTTGTCATTAGTGAAGTCTGGGTGTACTACTTTAGCCTCAACCACCACAGGCAGCTCTTTTTTGATTATCTGTCGTGCAATTGGTCGTGCATTCTCTAAAGCCTTTTGGTATTGAGCCTTATGATTTTTGAACCTCGTATAAAAGCCATTGCGTCTTAGTACTTGCTTGTAGTTTACATTCTTAACTGATTTTGGCACTTCGTTTGGCACTTCTCTAGTACTAACCACATCATCACCACCTGTTGTACTGTCCATGCCTATCATATCTCTTGCCTCGTTAATACTTATAATGCCTGAGTTGAGTAGCGATATAGCCTCAACATTTTTCTTACTAGCGTCTTCAGGCACAGGGTCTTTGAAGCCAAGTATGAGGTTATCACCATAACGAGGTACTAGGTGTTCATTCAATGCGTCCACAATTCGGCACATTTTTGGCTTAATGGTTGATTGCTTCCAAGACAATAATGTGGCTTCAGCATTAGCCCGGTTTACATCTTCGGTTATACCTAGACTGGCTTTAGTATTCTTAAATGCAGCCATTATCTTATCTCGTGTCCAAGCTTGCTGTTCAATTATCTGTGCGTCACGACCTGACATCTGCACAGTTTCAGGCTTGATACCACCACCAAAGATAGGCACTTTCCAGAAGTTCTTACTGCCTGAGTAGGCGGCTCTCATCTCGGCCTTTAATCTTTTGAGTTGGTCATCAGTAATCTTATTATCTGTTGTGAGCATAAATTGGCTCATCATACCATTCTCATAAAAGCTTCTTGTTGCAGTAAGTGTATTGCTATCAATATCTAGTGTATTTGCAATACCCTCAACTACACTGAATCCTCTGTATGGGTTCTTAGGGTTAGGCACTTTGATTGGCAGTATTTCCTCTGGTTCGTAATCAACCTGAATAATTTTACCATCGACAGTAGTTTTATAATTGTATCCAGCAATAAGTCTTGTCGCACCGCTATATACATCGCCCAGCTTAAGCGATACTTTGTCGGGCTGTAATAAATATATGTTAATCGGCTGAGCACCATTCGCACCGCCCTCAAGATACCAGAAACTATCACCAACTAAATCAAGATGTGCTTCGGTTAAATAGAATGCGTCTGATTGGGTAGTACTCTCGTTGAAGCGGTCTAATAGATCAAGTATAGGGTGAGTTTCAACCTCTACCATCTGGTATTCACCGCCACGCAGTATAATTTGATACAGCTCAGGCTCTAATTTTGATATCTCTTCTGAAAGGGTAGTTACATTTATAAATACCCACTCATAAAAGCTTTCGATCAACTTAGCTGATACTGACTTCTCACCTGACAAACTCTTACTGCCAAGATCCAAAAAGCTACCAAGTATATTGCTCTTAGTCTTTGGTACATCTATTGTCGTAACCTTTGGTATAGCAGGCTCTTGTATATCTTTACCAGTCGCTATTAGGCCAATAATCGGTAACTTTACCCTCATTGTCTTTTTCAACCTTTCGTTCTTTCTGTGTGGTATCTACCACCGCTATCATTGCATTGCTATCCTCGTTCCACTTCGCAGAAGCCCACTCGGCCAAAGCCCAACTATCTGGGTAATCATCGTGAGCCTTTGGGTCATCTGGGTGTTTCACACTCAGGTATTGCAATTTATATTGCTGTTGCAGATTAACCATTTGTTCGGTGAACCTCTTACCATTAGTTGTACTTAATTTGGGCAAACTCGTCAAGGTGTCTTTGATTGTTACTTTTAGATTGCGATACATAGCGTCTTTGGTCTTAGCACTGAAGTTTATTTCATACAAACCACTATGCTCATCTTGAAACTCTGTACTCTCACTAATCCAATCAGGCATAAACTGTCCTTGCCCTGTACTATCTATGGCCAAAGCCACCACTTTATATCTACTTAGTAAATCAGTAATAATATCAAATTGCGATTTGTAATTTTCACCTCGTAATTCTAGCCAATTGATTAGCTCACGCTTTTTGAGTGATGGGTTATATCGCAATACAGTCACCACAGTACTATCTGGGTGCTTGGCAGTATCAATACCGACATAACACTCCATTTGCTTTTCACTCTGGGTGTAGTTGCGGTCTGTTTCTAAGCCTTGCAGTTCTTCAAGTGTAGTAAATTGCCCAGTGCCAATGAGCCATTTGCCAAAGTATGGGCGTTGTATCTCATCACTCTCAATGCCCTCTGCTGCATTCTTAATATCATTACGGACTGTTTGTTCGTACAGCAAATGATTTACATTACCAGTCTGCTCATAGGTCTGTCGGCGTTGCTTAACTATATCTTCAAAGTATATCTTGATAGCACTTTTGCGATTGCCAAGCGTCTTAAAATAGCATAGTCGAGTTCCGGCAGTACCGATATATATACGAGGTGCGTTAGTAGTAGCACCGATTGGCCATATCTGCTGCTGCACAATTGCGTCATCTAAATCTTGGGCTTCTTCAAATATCATTAAGTCAAAAGTCTTACTTTCGGGTTTAGAGGTAGTGGTGACTGGTGCTATCCAACAACTTGAGCCATTAGGTAATACTAGGGTCTTGGCATTCTCTCTCTCTCTAACTTCATTGTTTGCCTCTTCATCGGTTACAAGTAATCCCCTGACTGGTCGCAGGGCGTTTTTCAATCTCTCAAAGTCAGTTCTTGCTTGCTCTATTTGAGGTGCGAATATACCTATACTGATTGGCCTTTTATATAGCTGTGATAAGAATGTCATTATGAACTCAACCGTATGCACCACCCCAGTAGTCTTTCCAGCCTGTCTTGATATCTCGATTGACAACTCTATTAACTGGGCTGCTGCTATATCTTCGGCAGTCGTAATATTAAGATTATGCGTCAAGGCTTGTAATATACGATTGCTTATTTCCTCTTGGTATGGATATAAGGTTACATCATGCGTTATCTTCAGATGATCCGTTCTCATCTGTTGTAATTCTTGGTACTTCACTTACACCCTCGCCACTTCCATATTTACTTATTATTAACTCAATTGGATTGGTAACATTTGCCTCTACTTTAGTAGCTGGATTAACTCCTAACATCTTTAGCTTTGACTCCCACATACGCCAATCTCTTTTGCCTGACAGTTGCATTTGTTCAATTGCATTATCTATACCTTTTTGTATAGCCTCTTGGGCTTCTGGTAGCTTCTTCCACCTAGTGATTGTGTTCTCATCAACACCAATAGCTCTTGCAATGTCTTGCCAGTGAGATACCTGACCTGCTTGTATTGATTGTATAAAAGCTGCAAACTCTTTATCTTTATAATGTCGCATTAGTCCGCTTTCTCTACATTTATTGTTACCATAACTGTCCTATCACTTGGCAGCTTACCTAAGTCTAAGATTGTTGAGTTATCGGTTTCTAAAACTATTTGATATATATTATCTAGGCTTGCCATTTTTCTTTGTGATGTTCTCTTTATCTCTGCTTCAAACTCCATATAACCTCACTCCCCTATTTATGTATGCACTACTGCCACTCGGTTTGGGGGAGTGGTTTTTGGAGTGGGGTAGGGGAGTATGAATACATTTATTGTTCGTTTCTAATTTCATCTATCAACTCCTCATATTCTTTAATTGAATTAAGTACATCATAAGCTTTTTTAGTCTTACCATAATAGTACTCTGCTTCTTTGTTTCTTGCAACATCAGTCATCATTGCTTCAAGTTCGTCAATGTTTTTAACCACTGGCAAGCCTGCGAGCCGAGCTTTGGTAGTCTTATTATCACTCTTGAACCTATCTATTGAGCGGTTACCGGCTGGCAGTATGCAGACATCAGCCCCTTGCAAATACTCATATATCTTTTCTTCATTGTATTTATAATAGCGATAAAACTTCTTACGGTAATTGTCGGTATCATTTGCCCAATGCCAAGCCTGTGGGTCATCTTGACTGACTACTATGAGCTTAATTTTAAGCTTCTCTAGGGCATGTACCGCACCCTCCAAGCACCCAGCATTATGTGCATAGCCAAACCAAACAGCCTTTTTAATATCGCCTGTATGTTTTTTGCACTCTTTTGGTATCAACTCCATATCAAAGCGGTCTTTAATAATCTTGACTGGCTTGTCAGTTAATTGCTCGACAAACTCTTTAAGTGCAAGGGTAGGCACAACCACAGCGTCCATACTATCTATTGTTCGCTTAACATAGTTATTCTGTAACCAATCAGGGTCACAAATATCAAGTATCTTTATTCCAGCCTTGTAGGTTTCTGGTAGGTAGTAATCGGGCGACCAATATACCTTTTGAAATATCAAGACATCAGGCTTGCTACCAAATCTATACTCCTCTGCCTGTGGCCAGTATTTGATTAACTGCTTGACTCTTATATTAACCGAGCCTATGCCCTTGCCAGCGTGTAGCTGACTAAAATGTAAAAAGCTTACCATATCTTTCCCTTCTTCCAGATTGGGCGTTTGCCCTCTAGTATCATATCAATCAATATCTTCCACTCATCTAAGTATCTATCTAAATCAAATAGCTTTTCGGCGGTCTTTTTAGCGTTCTGACCGATAGCGACAGTATCTTTGTAATTGTAATTTAGTAATTGGTGTATAGTTTCGGCATAACTCAGTGGGTTGTCTGGCATTACAAAACCATTTACGCCGGTTTGTATAAACTCATCTGCATTTTGATGTTTACTGGTTAGTACACAACAGCCCGATAGCATTGCTTCGCTTCTTGATCTTGGCATTGGGCTATCTCTGAATGGGTAAATATGAATCAAACTGCTACTAAAGAATTGCTTATAGTCGGCCCAGTCTTTAGGATCGTAATTAACATTGAAATGAACAATATCTAGCCCTGCCAACTCTTGTACTCGGCTCTTAATAGCTGTGATAAGCCCACGATTGTAGTATTTATCTAGTCCTCCAGGACTTAAGGATATGCAAACTCTTGGCTCTTTGGGTAGGTCTTGCCAGTCATTTTTGTCAATGCCATGAATAATTGGATAGCCCCAACCCCACCTCTCTACTGCAGCGTAGCTATTTAAAACCATAAAATTATCACCGATAAGTCGCTTCATACCATCAAGGGCGTGTGGTTTGCCTTTGCTGTCATACACTACCCCCCCATTTATAACCATATTCTCATCGTAGCGTTCGTCCCACATTGGCGTACCATGATTGATCACTATCTTTGGTACATCTTGTATAACCTCGTTTAGCTCTCTATATAAACGGCTCTTACCTATCTGTTGATCAACACATTGCTGATCGACATGAAGTATAGCCAAGTCATACTTGCCTGGCTCGTAATATTGTACCCACTCAAACTCATCTTTGGTATATACATCACTTGGTACTGGGTGATGTGAAAAGCGTGTCCATTTACGGTTGTTGTTTTCTAAAAAGTGAAACTTAATAGGGTATTTTTTTGTGAGCCTAAGTAAACTGTGCTGATGTGCAGTGTGCCACGCAACGCCAAAAATGTTAATCCTGGGTGAAATCATAAATCAAAGCCCATCTTCCACAATCTATTCTTCATTTTAATAATATCATTTCGCTTACTATATTTGTTGCTGCTTTTGCCTCTTGGTACAGCCTCAGCCCTCTCAACAAACTCTAATTTATAACCATTATACTTTGCCACCGATCGAGCATATTGGCTTAATCCACCATAAGCGTCAATCCTTTCACTAAAGCCACCAAGCCTTAAGAACTCATCTCTATATATACAAGATAAGTTTTCGACAAACTCTTTTTTTGCACCCTTATTACCATACAGCCACACTCTTGGGCTGAGGTTATTCACAAAGGCTTCAACACATTTAGTAGACATTATGTTTCGTTGATCGCAAAAAACCAACACCTCACCTGTAGCGTCAATAGCTGCAATGTTTCTTGCTCTGGCCAGCCCATAATCATCGCTGGCAGTTTTTATATATCGTACTGGTATATTCTTTGTCTTAGCAAAGTCATCAACCAATGCTTTATTAT